GCTTGGGTATTTTATATTCAGCAGCAAACCCATCTTTGGTTCTCTGCTTGGCTGTTTTGCTTAAATCTTTTAGAAAGCCTTTGTTGAAATCATCACCAAAATAGTCTTTGTGTTTGATTTTTCCTGCGCCCTTGTCCATGTCTTGTTCATCTAACATGGCTTCACCGCTGGGTTCATTGTCCATCAACACTTGATCTACTTCTGTAGGCTCGCCACTGTTTCTAACCCGGAAACAATCTTCGTCTATGCCCATGGCTTTGACATGTGTTTCTATTTCTGGTGGGGTAATAGGATATTCACAGATCACTTCATATATGGTAACCTGCTTGTTTTCCTGTCCTGGAAAATCCAGGGGCAATTTTTGTATAGGTGTGGTTGACAGCTTTTCAAAGGTCATGACCTTGCAGCTGTCTAATCGTGACTTCAGTGCTTCTTGAAATTTTTCAGGAACATCGCCCGCAACTTTGATCTTGAAGCTGTAAATTTTTTTGTTTTCGACGAGATATTCTTTAAAAGTTTTCATATGAGTATTTATGCTTTTCCGCTTAATTTTTTCAGCAGTTCATTGCGATCTGTGATCACATAGCCCTGCCCGTTTATCACATTGTTGGGATCTACTCCAGCATCGTTGTCTATTTTTAGTTTTTTCAGCTGCAAATCCACAGCTTTGAGTTTCTTTTCTATCTTGTTGCTTTTGGCAGTGATAGCGTTGCCCATCATTGAACTGGCTACTTCAAATATCCTGCCTGAATATCTTACTTCTACATTCATGCCAAGATCCATGAGATCATCATAAGCAGCTTCTGCTTTTTTAGCAAGATTATCTAGTTCTTGCTCATCAAGATTTTCTAGTTCTTGTATATGTGGCAGCGTTTGTACTATCTTTTGTACCGCTTGATACTGATCATCAAGACTATTGATTTCTTCATGCACGGACGGAGGAGGTGCTGCTGGCTCGGCTTGAGATTCTAAATCGAACAGATCTTCTAATTTTTTAGTCATATCATACTTATCTGCGTTTGGTGCCTTGATGGAAAATATCACCTTCGTTAACCACCCTAAACCTAATACCCTGCTGTTTACACCAAGCTGTGGCAGCTTCCCATTTGGCCATGTTTTTAATATACTGCTCTTGATTGTATCTGCTCTTGCCCACTGATTCTCTTAGAGTTTGACTCTGCGGTTTGACTTCAACTACTTCTGCGTGTTTCTTTCCAGTTTTATCTTTGTAGACCACAAAGAAATCAGGCACATATATTGTGTATTTGCCAGTCATAGGATCTCTATAAGGTATCTGTATGCTTTCGCTGGCCCAATTTTCCACACCTTGATGCTCATCTAACATGCGCATGAATACAAACTCCCACGAACTACGAGCCAACGGGGTTTTCTTTCCCACATACTTGGCAGGGTTTTTCATTTCAAATCGTCCCTGTGCGAATTTAGACATCAGGCAGCTATGTTTCTTATTTGATTGGGTTTTACATCACTGGTTTTATATCCTAGCAGTGATGTGGGCACACGATTGTTGTTAAGTATTTCTGCTACTATCTGGCCCAATGAAACTCCTGGAAAGTTTTTCAATGTATCTAGTATTTGAAAAATAGGTGTACCGTCAATTTTGGCCTGTCGCAGAATAACAGATGCAGAAGTAGAGGCAGCATCTAGATCAAATCCGGCTTGTTGAAAAAAGCTCACTGCGGCAGTGACATCGTTGGAGGGAAACTCTAGAGCAGCTTCACCGTAGTTTTCAAAATATAATTTGGTAGCGGCGGCACTGTCTTCGATAGGTTGTGCTGGTAAATTAGTAGCCATAGATTAATCTGGACCTCCTACTAAATTACGTTGGCTGGCGTTGGTGGTGGTTTCTGTACTGGCAGTTTTAGGAAAAATAGCACCTACCACTCCGCCAACTCGCTGAGCCGCTGCTGCGATATTTCCCGGATTGCTAAGTATGCCAATTGCTTCGCTGGCCAACTGCTCTTTGCTCAGACTCTTGAAATTCTTATAGGTATTGAAGGTCTTGGCTAATGTGCCTATGAATCCTCCAGGAGTGCTGAACGCACCCCGATCACCTATGTCGCCAAAAATTTGTTCTAGCCCATCTAACACGCCCCCTTCTCCAGTAAGTGTTGCAACCCCGCCACCTGCGATGCTCAACGGACTCGGTACAGTATCATAGTGTAAGGTGGCAAACCCTTTAGGTGACCCAACACTTACATTCCCGGTGGAGTATTTCACTGCCTCATACTCTAGGGTCATAGAACTTTCGTTGAATTCACTAGCCGCATAGTCCATGCCGCCGTGATTCCATGATTTAATTCTAGGATTAACAAGTGTGTAGCCCACGAATCTTCTACGACTCATGGTATAGATAGTCACTGATTTAAAGAAATCCGCTTCTTTTTTATCGTTGTCCAGACCGTATCTAAAATTATCAAGCTGTGTGCCAGTCTTTCTAAGAGCAAGATCTGATTTATAAGCGGCATCTGGATTGTGTCGGTCCGCGATATAGTAACCATAATACAAGGCCCACATAGCATTGATCACAGCATTGCTGTCGTCGTGCATGTTGATGTTTACCGGTTCGTAGTTGATCTGTTTGTAAATAATCTTCTTGCGATTGTACTGATTTTTCACCACCGAATCAAAATTAAATTTTGGTAGATCTGCACTCTTTACTAACAGTCCGGCCTCGTTGGCATGCTTGGCTTTGAATGCACTCATGCCTCTTATCGTGTTGTCTATTTCAAACTGTACATAGTAAAGAAACTTGGTCTTAGGGCTGAGTCTAAGATTATTGTCGATGAACAATCTCGTGGCATGACGATAATTGCTCATTTGACCTTTGGGTTTGGTCACTCCTTCAACCAAGCCGGAACCGAAATCTGATAGGTATCTTGTGAATTTATTTGCCATACAAATATTTATGCCACAAAAAAAGCCCGATTTTTAGTCGGGCTGTTTTGAAGATTAAAATTAACCTTGTGCTGTAGAAGCGCCTGTGGTAGCTGCACCGATGGTTCTTCCTACTGCTGCTCCAATACCGCCTATTGGGCTTACTGCTGTAGAACCAGCTGCGAACTGTGATAGGTTATCGAAGGCAATGGTCAAGGCCACGGTCATGTGCTCATTGGTTGAGTAATTTGCATCACCGTAGTCTGCGTTCTGTACAAAACAACCATAGAGTTCAAATGTTTCTAGGGTGTTTGGCACTAGAGCACCGTTACCGCCGTCTAGCACTTCAATGCGTGTGGTAAATTTGTAGTCAATACCTGAACGTGCAGAAGCCTGTTCCATGAAGTCGAATTGCTTCTGGATCTGTTGACCTACCATTTTCTGTACTTGACCGCTGGCATCATCACGTAACGTTAGCGTGATATTTTCTAGACTGTATCGTCCAGCAAGTTTGACCTTGCTGTTGTATACGTCCAGGGTCATTTCTTCAAATGATACTTTTGGTCTTGTAACATCCTGCACCTGTTTGGTAAGTTCTGTTGCTGCGGCAACTCCAAATCCCAACAGTGTTACTCTGAAGCGGTATTTTAACTTTGGCATCAACAGCACCTGAGTGCTGCCGGCTGCATTAGTTGTTGGAATACCAATGTTGTTAAGCGATGTAATTGCCATTTTTAAATTTCTCCTGTGTTCTTGATACGCAATGGAATGTAAATGAACTCAATGGCTTTCACTGGCTCTATAGCGATATCAACATAAAGTTCGTTGCGATCGATACGAGACGGAGTGTTATTGCTTTCATCACACACAACCGCAAAGTCGTAGATTGCTCTCAAGCCTACCAATTCCAACAATAGGCTTTCTGCCGCTTGTTTGATTTCATCTCTGGTAATCTTGTCATTGGGTTCAAACAGATATGGACGAGCCAACTTGTTTAACTGACTGCGTAGATATACTACTAGACGTGCTACGTTGATACGATCCAATGCACTTGCATTTCTTGCACGAGTCTTTTGACCGTATGCTACCAAGCCAACGCCATTGAAGAATGGAATCGGGTTGATCTTCAAGTCATACAATGTATCACGCTGACCTTCGTTCAATGCAACAGTTTGGAATTCGCCTGTGGCTGCATCAATGAATCCCACTGCTGTGGCATTGGTAATACCACCACGACGTGTACCTGCTGGTGCAAACCATGGAAAGCTGACATTGTCGCTGAGCGCAATTGTTTTCAGCATCATATGACTGGCTGGAACCACTGCGTTAGAACCGCTTAGGTCTGTGGTAAATCCATTTGGGTAGTATGTAGCCAAATACTCATCGTATGTCACAATACCGTCATCACCGTTGTCTGTGACTAATTCTGCATTAGTACCCCAGTTGTTCAACGATGTAGCGTCTGCAGGCAATCTCAATGGAGTATCACCTACAACAAATGCAGTAATGCCTCTGTCAATGTTGAGATTAACTAGGTTACTCATTGTTTCTGGATATCCTGGGCAAGCTATGATGTTGAAGTTTCTGCGTTCCTCATCACGGATCTCTTGACTTGTGTCAATTGCTGATTTCAAAGCCTGTGTAACTACTTTACGTTGTGCTTTGCGACCAAATGATCCTGAGCCGTCTTCGTTGTTGCCTGAAGCAGTGACCCAACGATCTGGGTAGTATGCATCCATAGCTAGTCCTGCACCGCTGACGAAAGCCGAACCTGACAATGTTGCTGTGCTAGTTCTTGGGTTATCGCCGGCTGTGTCGATGTAGTTGTTGCTGTATTTCTTGACATTACCGCCACTGCGTCTAAGATTCCATAGCAACATGCCTTTTGGATACAGTGCTGGATCTGGAGCATCTGGGTCTAAGAAGTTGTTGGTAATTAGATCTTCAATGGTTGATTGACTTGATGCAGTACCTGCTGTATTCCAACGAGCATCTGCAAACAACACACCTTCTTCAGTGGTTTGATCTGTTTTATCTACTAATTCCCAACGTAGTGTGACATCTCCGATATCAGTTAAGTTACTATTGTATCTGTAGATTGTTGGGAAGTTTTCTAAATCAGCTGTGCTGATCCATAAGTCACCTGATACAGTAACCCCTGATACATATGGATTGCTGGCAGCTACTATTGGTAGATAACCAGTTCTTAGAGTTGCTGTTGCAGCTTCATAATAAGGCGCTGTTGCATGTCTATAACCCACAAACGTATTGCCATTGTGGACCATGATGTCAACATCTGCAAAGTTAGGATTATACCAAAGTTGTTCGTCTGATGGTTCGTTCAACGGAGCATCTGGACTAGCTGCAAATCTTGGATCGTCTGCAGCCAATGGCTTGTAACCCGATACCAAATAATCGTCGGCTGCGCCTGCAGCAAGATCTTCTGCACCCACTGCCCCGCTTCCTAATGAAATATTATAGAAGTTTTCTGTGCCTGCTCTAGTCTTGATGTTATAGGCTGTAAACAATGTAGACAACGGTGTACCTGTACTGTCTGTTAATCTAAAATCGCCACCGTCGTTGTGTGTAATAACTAATCTGCTCTGTGTTGTTGTAACAGCTATCACTGACGCTTCAATATTTGTAAATCCGGCTGCGTTAATGGCTGCTGCAAGTTTATCTGCGTCTGAATTGTCGCCAGTTGGTGCATTTGCTCCACTAGGATTAGCACTGCTCAGAGTGATTGTCTTAGCTGCATCTAGGGCCAACTGACCTACTATGCTTTCAGCAAGTGTAAACACTCTTGTAGAACCAGCAGTAAATGTAGCGTCCTTGATAATATTGCTGGTCACGCTGGTGCCCTGGCCGGCCGATGTATTTCTATACCATACTCGGAATTCAGCTGTGTTAGGTGTTGTATCAAAACCGCTGTTTTCTTGTGCATTGCTTTGTACAAACAATGTGTCTGCGCCGATGTTAGCACCGCCACCACTGCGATCTAGATAGTACAAGGCTGCGTTTGTAGACGCATATATCGGAGCTTCTGATGCCACCCAGGATGATGTAGCTGAACTCCACTGCTTGGCTCTCCATCTAGCGCCTTTGTTTGGCTCTGTGGTTTTGATCCATACAGAACCTGTAGCAGCACCTGCCACTGTGGTTGTGTTATCACTGCGTTTGAAAGTAGGTACATCTGTATGTGGTGTTTGTTGCAATGTAGGACTGATGTATTCACCTATAGTAATACCAAGAGTGTCCCACGATGCTGTGCCGTTGTCTAACATTATTCTTCCGTCTGCACCAGTAGAGTCACCGGCAGCACCGTCAGCTGCTGATCTACCATCGGAATAAATGTATAACTTGTTGGCCAATGCTTTAGCAGTTACACCTGTGATAGCTGCTGTGTTAATATTAGCTGCTGTTGTAGCTACAGTTCCTGTCGCAATCGAAGTACTGTTAATAAACAAAGTACCTGACATTGTGCCTGCGTATGTTGAGCTTGTTGCCACTGGCCAGCTGGCCTTCCATGCATTAGATCCAAGCAGTACCCACTCGCCTGCGTCCACTTGTGTGCCGCCGCCTGCAACTAGACCGTTACCAGCAGACTTGTAATAGATTCTTGCAAGATCTTCTGCTGTACCGTAACTAGTGTCGCCTTCAACAGTTTGAAATACTACTGCATAGTCACCGACTTGTCCTACCGATGTCTTAGGCGCATTGTTTTCAATTTTGGAAGGATAATCTGCATCTGTTAGTACCAATGGCACTTTGTTGGTAAATTTCTGTCCGCCTGCTGTTGATCCAGCGGCGCTGTTCCATTCTTGGATACCCCAAGTTGTGGCCTGTGTATCTAACCACCATTTGCCGTTTACTGGATTCGCTCCCGGGGCGTCAACTGATGCTGCAAGTTGGTCCAGGTCTACATCAGCGCGAACAATAAATGCTGCATTGCTGACACCTAGCAAACTGTAGGCTGCTAATAGACCATATTCGTTGCGCTCTGAGCCATGAATAGGAGTTGAACTCGCTGTTTGCTCAAAGAACGGAACGCCAAACAGATCTGTAAGATCTCTCTGGCTGGTAACTTTAAATGCTTTGCCGGCATTTGCTTTGGTTGTTGCTGAAGCTGTGTTTGTACCAGCTCCGTTTGTTTTATCTTGGGCTGTTGCTACGACAATAAGAGGGACTGTACCAGGTTCTGCTGGTGTATAAAAACTCTCGTCGATTACCGTAACTTGTACGCCTGGTGATGTTAGTGCCATATCGCCTATTCTCCTGGTAATA